TAGCACCGCGCAGGTAAGCACCGCGCAGGTTAGCACCGTCCAGGTTAGCACCGCGCAGGTAAGCACCGTCCAGGTAAGCACCGTCCTCAACCGCTTTTTCTAACGTCTCTTTAAGAGTGTTATTTTCACTCTTATACTCGAACAAAACACTACCGCCAAAAGTTTTTATCTCTATTTTGGTTTTCATATGATTAGTTTGAATTTGTAATAACTAATACCAACTATGTTCGATCCAGAACTGATACGCTAACTGTGGATCTTTATATCTCTCTTTGATGTACTTAAACATCCAGTTAATCTGGCAATCTACGTCTTCTAAGGTCTGACAGCCCATCTTTTCACAGGGTAGAGCTTGCCCTATTCCACATGCTCCACTAGAGGCGTTAACAGCTAGGGGATTAAAGCCTGATTCGTGGCTAATAATATATTTCATAGCTTCCCAGTCATCACAACTAAATGTCTTACAAGTAGCCTCATATACCTTTTGTTCCAGTACAGAAAGCCGTCCCAGAGCAGGTGTAGTCAACACTTTTGGTCCCTTTGTAGGAAGCACGTTAGCAGAGCTACTCTGGGAGGACTTACTATACTGAGAATGGATAACATAGGTAACTTTAATGGTTGTAGCTTCAACAAATCGAACTACAAAGAGAATGGCTAGTAAGAGGATGAGGTTGATAATTAGGTTTCTCATTTTTCCTCCTTTTCTCTTAGAAAACGAATAATTTCACTTCCTAAAAACCGATATTTATTCCCGAATATAATAGGTTTGAGCTTCTTACTTTCTACAAAACCTGATAATGTTCGTTTTGATACTCCTACAATCTCCTCTAGATCTTTATAGGTGTATACAGCATTTTCTTGTAGTGTTTTCATAAAGATTTAGTAATTGCTAATTTAACCGCTTTATCCCTAAACTCTCGTATAGTGTCAGGAGAGGCAAGCTCCTGTTCTTTTGGTAGATTAGGCACACTCTCAGCTTTTACAGGAGGACGTTTACCATAGTCATTAAACAACCATGATCTGAGCGCAGCTTTGTAGTCTGTGTACTTTTTACCCTTGCTCTCACAGTAATTAATGATCTTTTGGGCTTTCTCTACAACCTGTTTTGTTGAACAGAGATAGTCCTTACTAAACTGAATAATGTCTAAGTCTGGAATGTTACGAAGATAGCTAATCCCTCTCTCTGCACTCTCTCCCTTATTTCCTATACCATTACCTATGCCGTTGCCTTTGCGCCCATCGATGGGTGATTGATGGGGGATCGATGGGGCATCGAAGGAGGATACTACCTCATCTGGTATTAAAGATAATTCGTCCTGTTTTGCTTTTAAGAGAGTATTTTTCTCACCACGTATAGGGTCATACTTTTCAGCATTTCGTACATATACAAACCCTTTTATGAAAGAAACTTTAGGAGCTAATTCTTCTTTACAGGCCTCTAATTCCTTAAGAGTCAGACCTGTATCAAACATGATTATACGATCTGAAAGTTCATACATTCCTGATATACCTATGTACTGATTAGTAAATAGGTACATAAATAGGAGTTTTGACTTTACGCTAAGACTAGCTACAAAGTCGTCATTCCACATTTTTGTGTGAACTTTCCGAGTTTTCATGGCAAGTATAGAAAACTGTTAATAACCAAAGATCCCAAGAGAGGAATTGAACCTCTACGCACCGATTACGAGCTGCGCAGCTACTGGTCGGCTATGCTACCGTTACATCACTTAGGATCTCTGATTGTTAAAGTACTTCGAGATACCCGCCCTCTAGACTTCGCTAGAGAGAGGCTTCTATCCGCCGTCCCCTGGCGAGTATCTCCCCTCAACTCTCGAACGCTTCAAATTACGAAAGTTGAGGGACTTAAAGATTCACTTTGTAACTTGTGATGGCCTCCAATCATGTTTTCCATCACACATAAACCATTTACCATTTATCTTGTCAGGCTCCATATTCTCATCTAACTGCGCTCTATGATCCCAGAAGTGTCCTCCTGTCGGAGTAGTACGTTCTTTCATAGCGACGTTATGGATAAGACAGAAATGGTCTGCTGTTTCAAGGCCATTATCTTCACTGGCAGTTTGGGTTCTTTCTTCAGGCCACGCATTAATATCTTTCCAGTCATCGGTCGGATCTTTGACTTCAGCTTTTGGAGGAATCCTTTTAGGTGTAGATTCTTCTTTTTCTGGATCGTCGCCAGTAGCTATCTTAAACGTCTTAACATAAACGTATTTTGTAGCTCCCGTAATAGCTTTATAAACACCTTTATCGTTTGCGTCAGTTCCTTGTCCAGGCATAGTACCACTTATTTCTTCTCCAGAATCACAGTCGTAAAAGGTGTACGTGGCTAATACTGATGTTAAGAGTTGAGTACCTTTAGGAGTATTCTGTATACCTGTCTCAACGGCATCAATCTTGCAGACAACGTTGTGCTTATCCATCAACTCCTTAACCTTTACAATAATTTGTTCATCGGATAGATATGCGTACCCTTGAGTTGTATTACGTCCTTCTTTCTCCATTGGTTTAATTTCCTTTTGGATAGCTAGTATCTTATTGAGTATTGCTGTTTTCATATTTTTTATCTGAATGTTTGTAATAGATGTAGTCTGAAACGTCCTCTTCAGTAACTACACCAAGGGTTAGTAAGCAATCAAGAACGAGAGTAAAATCAGAGGATCTCATATCAGCACTCCTATGAGACTTCATAGCGTCAAGCCAGAATAAGAGGAATCTTTTTTCTCTTTTCTTAATCTCATTATCTGTCTTACTGAATCGCTCCTTGATTTCCTGAAAAGCATTTGTTATCATAGTTTTGTATAATCGAATTTGTAACATAAGGCAGTTCAAAGCTGCCTTATTTGTTTTTTATCTCAAAAGTAGGTTCAGCTACCTTTAAGGAACTCACAATCTCTGGGTTCTGCATAGCAACTGTTATTGCTTTCCAGTTACGAACAACATTAACTGTTATAAGTAATAGGAGTGCAAATACAAACCCTCCTAAAAAGAATGAGGCTTCTCTTAATATCGTTTTCATGTAGTATCACCGCCCTTCTGGTATCCTAAAATAACATTTACCTGCTGTTTTTTACGTCTTATCACTGAAGCAATATCAACGGGCCGAACATCATATTTCTTTACAAGAAGAGCAATCTCTTTATGAAGAATAGCTTTTTGTTTCTCCGCTTTATCAACATTTGCGTCATATATAGCCCAATCAATCTCTAATTTTTGTAAACGGTTATTGACTACTGTGGTATAATTTGATCTAGTTGTAGGTTTTGACATGGTTTTTGTGTCTTTCCTACAGTTAAGCCGTATACAGCGAGGCTGCTTAGCTCAGCTGTATAACGAAGTTTAATCTGTAAGAAGGTCTAATTTTTAAAGTCTAACTGCTGTCTTAGAATAAACTTTAACATAAACAAAATGCCTTGTCAATAGATATTTACTATATCATAAGTAACCAATATGTATTAGGTTGAATTGAGGCTCTAAATTTAACCTCAATTTAATTATCTTGTAGTAATATCGACTTGTAAAATCATAGTGTAAACAACTAGAATATTAGTAAACGATCGTTTACATTTTCAAGAATTTTACGCTTACAGCTATGATTTATATGTTAGGTATTACATGGGAACAACTAGAAAAGAGACTGTATACGATCAAGAATCATGCGGTGAGCAATAAGCCACATGAACGGGCAATATTTAATAAAGTGAATGAGTACTTCATGCACCATCCTTTTGATGAAGAAGGTATCTACGATTTCATCTCACTTCTTCAAGAGCAGGGTAAGGCAGGGGCTACTATTAATAACTACGCTAAACTCCTTAAACACATCTGTAGTATCCTCAGGGTAGACTATATGCGCGATTTTACCTATCGTAAAGACCAAGGATCAAATGTCACGCCGTGGTCTGCTGAAGAACTTAATCTTCTTATAACGAAAGGGTACGAATATTCATTTCGGGTAGGAGTAATCATTCAAACCTTAGTTGAGACAGCTATGCGAAATACGGAACTCTGTGAGCTTACTAAAGCTGATTTTACTGGGTCTGAACTACGTCTTAAACACACCAAAGCGCAAGAAATCCAGTATGTACAAGTATTGCCTCACTTATCAGTAAAGATAGCTCAAGTTATTAAACAAAGTAAGTGCGAATATATATTTGGCAGTCATAAAGGTCGCCTCTACCGAGATACTTTAAACACCTATATTCGTCAGGTCGGTAAAATGACAGGAGTTAAAAAAGATATTCGGGCTCATATTATAAGGCATTCTGTTTGTACTATAGCAGGTAAACGCAATATGAACTTAGGGAAAGTTAAAAACTTTATGAGACATAAACGGATTGATACAACCCTCCGATATATGCACTTAGATAAAGAAGATACTCGTGAAGTAGCTGAGACCATAGCAACAAACTCTATGACATTTGAAACCTTAGTTAAACGAATTAAAGATTTTAGAGATCAATTCCCTAATTTACCTTATAAGATTTCACTTACGGAGGGTCAGGACAAGATAGTCCTTGAAGTGTGTAAATGACCTTGACAACAGCTTTTAGAAAGAGTATTATTTTGATAACGCTTCAACAATAGATTTCGTGAATCTAAAAAAAGAACCTACAATTACATTTCTAGCCGACTCAGTAGCCATTCGTGGCCCTCGACAAACTGATGGCTCTCTTACAGTCATCTTTACATCTGGAGAATATCAGATGAAAGAGATTGCTTCCCTACTTGCTTTACCCAGAGAAACCCCGTTGAAAGTTACAGTTACGCTCGGAGACTAACCCTATGACACACAAAACCAAGGAGGAGGAAATATGAAAACAAAAGAACAACTAATAAAAGAGAACGCAATACTTAACGAGCAGGTGGATTTACTTCACGATGAAGACGAGCGCATTAGAAGATATATCAGTGAGTTTCTCGGATCAGTTGAAAATAGTATGTATAGTAGTAGAACTGAAGTGAAAGTACTAAAATGGGCTCATATCTATTTTGAATTAGGAAAATTAAAAAGAGAAAATAATGGCTTTCGTGAAATCCAATCTATAAAATCACAGTTGGATCAATTTAATACCGATATACGTGAACTAAGAAATGAAGTGTTTTCAACGAAGGAGGAAAAAGAATCATGAAACCTACAAACCCTATTGATTTAGAGGAGGAGATTAGAAGAAGTCAAAGTACGCTCTTAAAAGAAGAGAGGCTAAGTTAAAAAGTTATTTTAAATTATGACTACAGACTATAAAAGCAAGGAGGAGAGAATATGAAAGAGCTAAATAAATATAAGAGATGGTTTAAGGCATGGAAAGAAACAAAGCATGCTAGGAAAGAATTTATCAATTCTCAGGAACCAAAAGGAAATGTCTAAACCTAATCAACCAATAGAAAATAAAGCGTCGTACTTCAATTCTATCAAGCTTAGTGATGAGGTGGCTCGTAGCATAGATAATCTGACAGACATGGAAGATATAAGATGGGTTTTTGAAAATGGCGAGTTATTGCTTGATAGATTACATTCTATTGAGGAGGAGAAAAAATGACATACGAAAAGGAACTAGAAATATTAAAAGCCATGCAGGATTCACCATCACTTAAGATACATCCTGATATATGGACTAAATATAAATACGGAGGAGAAGTACTCTTATGGGGAGTAAAGCCAGCTTATAAATGGATACCTATTGAGGAGAAACAACGATGAGAAGTAAAGGATTACCAGAATATTCAATTAAAGGTGGCATATGTAACGAGAAAGATTGTATGTATATATGCACTGTCCTTTGTAATACAGATGGTATCTGGTACTGCGATAAACACGCTAAAGAGAAAGTTAGTAAGTTTTTAAAGACTGTTGTAAGTTTAGGCTATCCAGTATGAATCATACTACCAAGCAATTAAGAGAGAAGATTAAAAAACAGATGTTAGATGATTTCAGACAGAAGTTTAATGAGGGATACTTTATTAATCCTTTAACAAATGATGAGAGCGTAAATAAGTTAGAACATTATATTTCATTTCTTATAGATAGATTTAGCGATTCAGTCCGTGAGGAGTATAAAGGAATGATAGAGTCTCTACGATTACCAGAAGAAGATCCAAGGGTAGTTAAGATCAATAAAGGTTACGATTATGCTAAGGCATTACTTAACGCTAAGATAAATAGTATTGTAGCTAAGTTATAATACATAGATATATGAAAGAGACAATAATACAATCAACAATATTAGCTGTCTATGCCGCCATATGGATAGTAGTTGCTTTATATATATTATGAGAACCCCACCACTAAAGGAGAGGAGCCGAGCATTATTACAAGAAGTCTATAATATAGGCGGAATAGAAGGTAGTAAAGGAATTAATCCTAATTTAAACCTAGATGCGTTTAATGATATTTTAATGGAAGCCTTTGCAGAAACTATAGAGAGAGTAATAAACGAAAATGAGAAAATACCAAAGAATACAAACACAGCTAATAAGATACATTTTCAAGCTAGAAATGAACTTAGAGAGCAACAAAGGGCTAGAGCTAAGGAATTAGGATTATAATATAGACTATGAAACAAATAAATAAAGAAGATCAAAACGCATTCACTAACACCTACGGATATAGAAAGTGTCCATGGTGTGAAGCATTATATAAAGGGGATGGACATAACTGTTCAGCATTAGCAAATAAGTTCACTTCCCCAAAGAAATAATATGTCAATAAATTTTAATGAAGCAGGAAGAGATGTAAAATGGTTACCTGTAAGTTTTGTAATTAACTATATAAATTTATTATTTTTTATAGATGTAAATGGCTGGGCATTCTGTATCTATAAGGACTTTAAAATTAGATTTGTAAATTATCGCAAACTATGAAAACACCTAAAAAGAAACAGGAAGTATGCAACCATAAAAATCAAAACAGAATATGGGATTTAGGAGGCGAAATAGTCAAGGTAACCAATAAAGGATTGGAGATCACTAAGATTAAAGGTAAAGGCATAAAATGTGCAAATTGTTTTAAGTTACTCTCTAAAGAAGTATGACAGATAAAACTATACAACAAGATCAACAGAATCCAACAATATCAGAAGTATTCAAACCCACTCCAGCCATGATTAAATGGGTTGATACAGCAATCCAAATAGCGGATATGAGTCCATCTAAGATTTCTGAAGCTAGTGGACTTGACCGTACAAACTGGTATGACTGGATAAAGAATGATGAGTTTGTTAAATGGTTTAGGACTGAATGGGATAAGAGGATTAAAGCATTCGCTCCCTATTTAGACATGATAGGTATTCAGAAAGCTAGTAAGGACTTTAAATTCTGGGAGAGTATGCAGCACAGGGTGGGTAACCTACAAGATAGTCCCAAATCTATGCAACAGATAAATGTGGGAGGAGAGGCGGGGAATAACATTACATTTGTAAACTTCAAAGATGAATCAACGAGTTAACCAATTATATCAACCACTATTTGAGAATAAGAGTAGATACTTTATCCTTATGGGAGGAAGAGGAGCAGGAAGATCGACAGTAGCATCACAGTATGCCAATGCAAATCTTCTATCATCTAACTACTTTAGGTGTGCAATTATGCGTTATATCTTAGGAGATATCCGTAACTCAATATATAAAGAGATCAATGACCGAGCTGAAGAGAACGGAATACTAGACCAACTTTCAATCAACGATAGCTTGATGAAGATAGAGTATGGTACTAACTCAATCAATGCAGTAGGTTTTAAGAAGTCATCAGGAGAGCAGAAGAGTAAGCTGAAATCTTTAGCCAGCTATAATTGTGTGATTATTGAAGAAGCCGATGAGATACCTGAAGAGGACTTTATGCAGCTTGATGATTCACTTCGTACAGTCAAAGGAGATATCAAGATCATATTGTTACTCAATCCACCAGCGAAAACCCACTGGATAGTAAAAAGATGGATGAAATTATTAAATAGTGAACAACCAGGATTTTATGATTATAAACTAAAAGACAGTGTAACAGATACGGTTTTAATTAAATCAGACTATACAGATAACAAGGTAAACATTGCACCACAAAGTATAGTGCAGTACGAAGCATATAGAGAGACAAAGCCTGCCCACTACTGGAATATGGTGAAAGGACTCATCCCTGAAACGGTACAAGGAAAGATATTTAATAACTGGTTAGTTATAGATAAGATTCCACATGAAGCCAGACTAGATAGACGAGGCCTAGACTTCGGCTACTCGAATGATCCTAGTGCTGTAGTTGACGTTTACTACTACAACGGAGGATATATTCTTGATGAGCAGTTATATCGTAAAGGAATGTCTAATAAACAGATAGCAGATACTATCCTAGCATTACCTAATCCAAGTACATTAGTTATAGCTGATAGCTCGGAACCCAAAAGTTGTGATGAAATTCGTTTGTATGGCGTGAATATACAACCAGCTACTAAAGGTCAAGGTAGCGTCAATCAAGGAATACAGTATGTTCAAGATCAAAAGATTAGTGTAACATCACGCAGTCATAATTTGCTTACTGAGTATGAGAACTATGCATGGAAGATTGACAAAGATACTGGTAATCCTATAAATACACCAATAGATATGTTTAACCACGCAATAGATTCGATCAGGTACGCTTTTGATTCTATACGACCTGATGAAAATGAAGACTCAGAGTTACCAGACGATACAAGTTGGGTAGGACAGATTTGATTAGCAATTATTAAATTTATTGAAATACTATGAAAATAACATTAGATAAAGTCGACCCATTAGAAGACAGCGAAACAGGGTTATGTTATTGTGGACAAAGATTTACAAAAAATGTTAAAGGGCCAAATAGGATATATTGTTCAAAGGGATGTTCTCTGAGAAAATGGAAAAGTGATCACCCAGGCATGATGAAGAATTACCAGAAAAAATATTACGATTCTAATAGAAGCGACATACTAGAAAGAGAATCCAGAAGACTATTTGAATTTATAGATGAGTCGCCTAAGTTAAACGATATTATTCCTAGAATAAATAATTTTGCCAGAATGACACGAAAAGATAAGTTTAGAATACATTGTCTGATGACTGCTATAGAAACGATAATTAAACTCACGGGACATGTTGATCCTAACGCTTATAACAACGAGAAAGATAGGATTGAACATGAAATAGGACAATTATCTATAAAGTATGAACCAATACAATCTAAACATTAACCCCCACAACATTGAAGCTCATACCGATATAGAGCATGATATAAAGAAACAAAAGGATGGACTGTTTACATTCATTCTACGGGTAGATAATGGTAACATAGTAGACTACAACGTGGTTGAATATATAGATATAGCAAAGTACTTGGTACTACGACAAGTGTTGATTAGCCAAATTACTATAATTCATGATGGAAGATCCAATCCGACAGCTTCTTAAAGATAACCTGTTGTTTCACGCTATACTCTTAACCGAGATCAATAAAACTCCTTATGGTCAAATAACTATCAATGCAAAACTGGTAAATGGAATAGTACAAATAGACAGTCTAAATATAGTTAAAAGTAGACGTAAGAAGTACAAACCCCCTCAAAATAGGCCTTGACAATAGAAAAGCATACTGTAACATATCGGCAGTAATGCTTTAGCATTGCTAATTAGCCAATAGCCGCAATCAAGCGGCGCACGGCCACCGAAAAATAGGTGGTCCTTTTTTATGGCCAAAACACAAGAACCAAAAGATTCTCTAGGACATGAGATAGCAAAGCAGAAAGAAGCTGCTGATGAATACCTTAAGAAGAAACGCCTAACATGGGACTCAGCTGAAGAACTCTTCCATGGACAACTCAATGACGCAATCTCACAAAAAGAAAAATCACAAGTCTTTGATCCCAAGTTATCCACACTGACAATAGAACGTTCATATCGGGTAATGGCCCAACTACAGACAGGAAAAGTTAGAGGGATCAGTAAGAATGATATAGGCGACGCAACACTTAAAAACTTACTCCTTGAGAAATATGTTATTCCCCATGCTAATGCTCAGTTTGACTTTCTTACCAAAATGCGGATGGTTGATCTTTACTCTAATATCTATGGGAACTGTTTTACTTTAGTAGATTGGGACGTAAAACCAAATGGCTATGCGGGTCCTGATGTGTGGCTCCTTAACATAAGAGATGTATTCCCACAGGTAGGTGCAGTATCACTTGAAGATTCAGACTATGTGATAGTAAGGACATGGCGACCCCTCTCATTTTTTGAATCAAAACTAAAAGATAAAGACTACCAGAATATCCCTGCAATTATCACAGCTCTTAAAGATAAATCAGGAAGTAAACAGAATAGATCACAGTCTTCCTCAACCTCTAAGCGTGAACAAGATCAATACCCCACCAGTGAACCCGCTAAACAAAAAGGTTATTATGAGGTACTTACCCGCTACGAACGAGATAGGTGGGTCGATATCTGTGTAGACGCAGATAATATAACCTTTAGAGATAGGGAGAATTCCCAAGATGACGGTGATTTACCTGTGAAATGTAAGTACTCCATACCACTACTTGATGATTTTATGGGTCTATCTGACTTTGAGCGTGGGGGGTCTATGCAAAAAACTATCAATAGTGTCTGGAATCTATATCTTGGAGCCGTGAAGATGTCTATATATCCACCAGTACTCATTAATAAAGATAATATCGCCTCAGCCTCATCTATTACCTATACCGCAGCTGCTAAATGGATGGTACGTAATCAAATAGGTAACGCTGCTATGCCTCTTACCTTAAATCCTCAAGGAACATCGACATTTAATAATGTTTATCAGGTAGCAACTGCCTCGATAATGAATCTCTTTGGCACCACAGAGACGCAAACCACTGCTTCTAC